ACCATAGATAGGTATCACTAGGGTGAGTGTCATCTATGACGTGATCTCTACACTACTACGTTCCTGAAAGTCTTCATCCAAAGTCACGTAGATCCCTGCAGCTGAATCGATGTAAGAAACATCGATCTCTACCGGAAACAGATTCTTCAGATTCAAGAAGAACGCTATCGGTGGTAGCCAGGTCGTCATGAACATCCCTTTGATACTATCAGTATCCCGGGAAGCACATCCGATAGGCACACATCCTGAACTATACTCATTCAAGTAAAACTGCTCTAAGGAAACATAGCCGTAACGATCTTTGCTCTTGAGATAAGGGATGATAGACTTACTCTCTTGCAGGAGGTGGTGTTGACAGTACTGTAAGAAGCTATCCTCTCCTGCGGTCTTGAGTGTTTGGATGATATCATTGTCAGGATCATCACGGATGATGCTCTTCTCAAAGAGATCTTTGACTTGAGTTTCTTTGAAAGGAAGTTGTTCTTCCTCCATGATCAGGATTAGATCAAGCAACTGGTTCTCACGAGAAGATAGCTGACTGTCAGAGAGTAACTCCTCTGGTGGTACTACGAGTCGCTTCAGATCCAACTGATCGTGATCTTGGGTGAGATCACGGATCTTATCTAAGGTATCTTGATCACCTCTTACCGTGAAAAAGGTCTTATACCACCCTTCATTGTACCAAGGCATGATCTATACCTCCGGGTTGAAGAGATAACCATCATTGACCTCATCTTCAGGACAGGGTTCTTCTGTGATGATAAACCCTAGTGCCGAGAGTTCTTCGATGCCATTACGGATGACGTATCCTTCCGTAAGCTCATCAGTCTCTGTGTTATCTTCTTCATCTTCCTCTTCAATGACCTCTTCTTCATCTTCAGAGTCATCTTCATCTGCACTATCTTCTTCATCAGAGTAGTCGTTGGTGTCTACTTCTGTCGCGATCACTGACCATACGGTACCAGGATGCTCTGCTTCATAAGCAGCTACCTGATCCACAAACTTGGTTGGGATCAGTGAGACTTCCTGTCCATCAGGGAGCTTGATGATAAACTCTCCTAGCGGATAGATGACCGTATAGCGTTCATTGAACGCTTCTGTATCCGGTATAATGTTAAACATGGGTTAATACCTCTTTTCTGTATGTGGGTTTATATAGCAGACTATACGACACTTATCTCTAAGTGTGGATATACATAACGTACATCCACGTGTATAATGTATATCTGTATTAGATTAGAATATCATTATCGGTCAATATAAGCGGCATATATCCTCAGTACTACCTGTTTAAGGTAGTACTGAGGTATAATGATCAAAATTCGTATTTGTTTTTCGGAGGCTCAGGATTACTGGGAGTCTTCGAAGGCTCACTATCATGACGCACAGGATCTTCTCCTACTTGAGAGACAATCCAAGGATGGAGATGAGACAGATACCACCGATCGTAGTCTTTCAGGAATCTTTCATCTGCACCTGCATCTAAGCCATAGTTTCTTTGCAGATATCCTGCGTAAGTACGTGCTTTCTCATCAGCGTACTGACGATATTCATTACGAGTAAGACCTGGATGAGATTTCATGTACTCACGTAAGCTATACTCGATCTGGACCAAGTAAGCTTCTTGCTCCATATCGTATCTGACGTTTTTATTGATCTGATACAAAGTCCATGAGAGACCACGCCACATCTGGCGTAAGTGTGTCTTCTCATGCTCGATCAGAGGAACATCGTACTGATGGGAACGTTTGATGTATATCTTGTTCGGCCACCAAGCTCTCGCGTCATGGCGGCCTTCGAGCTTAGGATGATTATCATCGACGACGATCATCTTAGGTTTATTGGGATTGAAAAAAAGTGACATAATGTACCTTAATACCTTCATAGTTGAAAAAAGGAGTCTGATATGAAAAAAGTCATAGCGATCGCTGCTATGGATCTTGATCATGCGATAGGTGATGATCAAGGACTACTATGGCATCTCCCCAGAGATCTGAAACATTTTAAAAAGACCACAGGTGGTCGCAAAGTCATCGTCGGTCGTAAGACCTTTGAGCTGATGCCAAATCTACCTAACCGAGAAGTAATAGTCGTATCACAAAAGATCAGGTCAGATGATAAGGTAGGCCACAATGTGGCCCACTATACCAGTATAGAAGAAGCGATAGACAGCACACCTGATGATGTATACATCATAGGCGGTAGGATGATCTATCAAGCAGCTATGGAACACCTGACAGATCTTATCATCACACTAGTACACACCAGGATAAAGAAAGACCACCTCATCTACTTCCCAGATATAGATCTCACTCCGTATCAGCTAAAAGAACTCCACTACTACGACAAAGACGATATCAATCCGTATCCGATGAGCATTTTGTCATATACGAGGACTCCATGAAATATCCTTATAAACACATCTATATCAAAGACCGACTCTGTGCAGGTCGTGAGATCGGATCATGCCTGCATGGTGATGGTAAAACACAACTAGTACTACTCGGTTATCGACTAAACCGAATCAAGAAGACTGATATCGATCAAGATAAGATCGTCAATGAAAACCTAAAGACACTCGATATCTTCAATGACTACACAGAAAGATACATCTTGATCGAATCTCCTAGTAAGATCGATCAAGAACAAGAGATCTATCGCTACTACTATCGTTCCTGGGACAGTGTTGACAGCATCATCGCACAACTTGAGTATTACATCGATCTGATCGAAGATCAGTATCCTACCCCTTTTGAATATCGTTATCAAGATCTGGTTGCTCTACTAGACTACATGTTAAAAAGAGTCATGACAGTACCTGATAAAGGCAATAGAAGATACAAACACCACCTTATAGAGTATCCTCACGGTTATAATCCGCTAGACTATATCAATAGACATGGATACCATCTTCCTAAGAATGAATGGGGAGATCTCTTAATAGAGAAACCCAAGTATCAGAAATCTACTCCTTATACTCCTATCATCACGAGAGTTCATGTCTTAGAAGTCATCCAAGACGAGTGGGATGACTTCTTGCAGTATGATACTACTCCCATAGGACCGATAGACATCACTGACTTGTGATCTTATTACCATCTCTGAGGAGCTATCTTGATAGCTCCGATGAAAGTAGTCTAAAATACTCTTCTTCTAAGTATGTCGTAGGACCAGTGATATCTAGATATATCGGTAGTGTCTGGTAGAGTGCTTGATATAGAACACTTTCTTTATCTCTGCAAGCATAGTCGATACAGGTTCTTCTTAGTGAGAAATACTCCCAAGTACTAGTGATTAACCCTACAGCAGGTTTCTTATCACGAGGATGTTTGAGATGATAGATCTCTCCCTGAGTTAAGTTACTTAACACATCGAAGATGATATCGAGATGTTCTCCACTATAGTAGAGTTGATGAAATCTCATTTTAGATAGGATTTGTGGAACTTGGTAGAGTAGACATTGATGTTGTCATACTCCGATAAGAGCTCATCGACTTCTGTCATGAGCTCGATATCATTGCAGTCCTTCAAGAGTACTGCAGTGTTGGTGATATTAGCATTAGGGATATGGAGTAAGTATTTCTCGATGATGATTGGTATCGTATCTAGATGGAGGATCTCTTGGTTATCCTCTATGGTGTAAGCATAAGCAGCTAAAGCATAATAGTCTAATCCTTGACGATGACCTTTCGTGTAACAGAAACCTCCTAGGTTACGGGATTTCATTCTAAGATCACTACCCTGGAGATAAGGGATGTAGTTCTGTACAGATTGTCTATTACTCCCTGACCATATCCCTTGGTCATTACAGAGTAAGATGATACCATTGACTTCTCCGACGAAGAAGGATTGCATGACTTTACCAAACTGGATCATGGGTATACTCCGAAAAAAATAAAAAAAAGATCATAAGTCATCCTAGGTACACCACTATCGGTGTACCTAGGATATTCTTCCTTCATTACACTTCGTTCCATTCAGTCAGAGCACCTCACTAGGACTACTATAAGTCCTAGTGAGGATGTATGACGTGTAATGTGTGTTAACTAAACATAACTTGGTTGATGAAAACGATTACAGGTATGGCGACCCAGATTCTTCAACATCTTCTCTGTTACATCTTCTCTGATAGATACAGATGCAGTATCAAATAACGTCTTGACAAAATCCTCACCAAAGGTGGCCAGATATTCCTCTGTCCACCCTCCATATTCGTGGTACTCAGTATCCTCTCCTCTATCGACCTGATAGATGACCTTAAAGACATTATTACCGATGAACTGGAACTCTAACTGATACATCACCTCCTTGCCCTCTATCAAAGCAAAGTCTCTCAGTAGCCCGGAGGCTACTTTGATATCATGGTCATGTTTCAGACGTTCCTGGAAGGTCAGCACTGCTTGTTTGATGGTATCACAGGTCGATACTGCGTAAGGTTTATTGTTGCGTAATGACTTAAATTTCATCAGCACCTCCGTAGTCTACGTCTTCGTCATGGAAACCTAATTGAGATCCCATACTGACTCCTTAGACAATAGGCTTCACCTTACGCAAGATGAAACGATCTCTTGCGTAGGTCATCTCAGTGACACGATAGATGTTGCCAGAGAGAAGTTTGATGAAGTGATATCCTGGCTGATCATTCATGCTTTTAGCTATCTTGTACAAGGAAGGATTGACCATCTCATCGACGATGAAGAGATCACTTTCCCCTTCAAGATGCATCCTGTTCCGAAAGACTGCTGCATTGGTAGCGATATAGAAGGTGTTGTGATAGAACTTCTCACCGTCTTTATCTACAGGCTCCTCATCTTTCTCATAGGTGAGGAATCCTTTCAAGCGATGCATCATCTCACGCTCAAAGGCATCCATATCACCATTTCGTTTCAGTATCATCACGATGTCATTGTAGTCATCCATGATATCATCAAAGTCAATATCGATACCCAGATGATCATTTAACACCACTTTGGTCAAGTCCCCGAAGATCTGTACCATCTTGACACGAGCAAAGGTTCCTCGGTCAATGCTTGTGATGTAGCTTACGACATCAGAGAAAGTGCTTGACTTACTAAGATTCTGCAATACACGTTTATAATCCTCTTCTGAAGGGATATGGTACTTGATCCGACCTTTGCTGATCACACTGGTGTCAACTTTGATAGGACCTTTGAGCTCTATCTGCTCAAACATGTTCTCCAAAGAACTGGCTTCTACCAGATCTTCTTCTACTTGTGGTAGGATTGAGAGATCTTCTTTACGTTCACGCATGGCTTTCTCTTGTTCTGCTAACTCATCCTCATCGAGCTGCAATAACCGTTCTTGATCACGGATTCTTTTCAGCTCTTCTGCTGTGGGATGAGGAGATTGATAATGGTTTCTGTGTTCATCGACATAAGTCTCGATCAAGTGATCTTCTTCTTTCATATTTCGGTACTCCTTACGGATAAAGGTTTGGACAACATGACCTTTCTCATTGACTCTTAAATGGCAATCCCAACGCCATACGTCGAAGGGGATCCAGGCAGGTTGTGATTTACTGGGTTCCCAGATAAGCCCATTTTCCCAGATAGAAGGATTGAGTTTATATGTCCTTCTGGGATTATAGGTGAAATCAGGGTTTTGGTTGAAGTGTGGATGATGGGGTGGAATAGGTTTAGGTTGAGTAGCTAGTTTGAGCGCTTCTAACTCTTCTACTAGTCCTAATGTTTCGAACTCTTTTACAGTTTTAGGGTCTCTAGGGTCAAATGGGAAAAACTCTTGATTAGCTGTAGTGACCCCATCACTAACCAGGTTCTGATAAGCTTGCTCGATTTTATTCGAGGTACTTGCCATCTCACTGTCAAAGATCGTAGTCTCTTTCGGACCGACATATTGGAAATGCGGGTCATCAGAAGCATTTGCTTGATAATTCGCAGCCGTCATGGTCTTAAAAGGACTACTGGTTCTCTCCGGTACAGGAGCATTGTTAAGTTGGTTAGTTGGGTTAGAAGGATAAGCTCTACCAGGATGATTGTGGGGATTGGCAGAACTGATATTACTAAAGTCAGAGGGCAGAGAATTCTGCACCTGACGGTTATGGTTGATAAGATTGCGTTCTAAGTAATCACTGGGTGTGTTATTCACACTGTCTTCTGCAGCCAGGCGACTAAAACGACCACCGATAGATGCAGATCCTGCAGTCATGGGTGGTGTGTTATAACCACTATTATAGCCGTTATACCGGTTCATGGCTGCAGTATTTGCATAAGCTGCAGGATTAACAGGACGATATCCATTATCAACATAGCCCATAGGAGCGTTGTTGCTCGGGATAAAATTGTTGTTGGTCGGATAGTACTGACCTTGACCAGGTGTGACTTGATTTAACCGCTGTACATGGATCTGGTGGATCTGCATCCCTTCTTGCAAAAGACGCATATCGTAGTTATCGACTCTATTCTGATCGTTGTTGTAGTAGGTGAACCACAGATAAGAGATAAAGCCTTTAACTACTTCCTCACAGACAGGATTGATCGCTTGCATCGGATCACAACGAGACGCTTGGGAAGCATACAAGCAGTTAGCGGTTGCGATCTGCCACAGGTATTGGAAATCAGGGTTATCCCAGTTCTGCTGACAGAGATGGTTATATGCCATCTGTCTAAAGGCATTATTGGGGGCTTGGTTTTGTAAAATAGCAATCAATGCTGTTGCGACATATGGCAACGCATTGCTCATCATTCCTGGATATTGGAATCTGGGGTTAACGGGGGGATTACCGTTGGCATAAGCCATGGTAGGAATGTAACCGTTGTTAGGATACATGATTGAAAACTCCTTTAAATGTTAAATATAGCTGATTAGGCTACTCTAGATATCTTCTAAAGTAGCATCTTCTATCTATAGCTTTTTCTGCTATAAGACACGACTGTACAACGCACCCGTCATACAGCCTTAGGAGACACCCCACAAGGGCATCTCCTAAGGAATGGTCTTTTTGACGTCTATGACGTCATGAGCTTAAGCTATAGAGACGCGTAGCGTCACTTCCGAGTGATACGTGCTTGGACTTTGTCAAGCATCTCACGCAACGATTCATCTCGGATGATCCCACCTTCATGATCGATCTTCAGGTGGGGGTTTAATCTGGTTGAACCATCAGGAGCAGCTTTTGCCATACCTGAATAAGTCCTTACTTCTGCCGTGCTGACGTGCAGTCTTTTTGTCGGATCCTCAAGATTGATCCCATCATTGCCGTTACGCAACTTAGTGGTTTTGTCTTGTGGTACCAGCAACTGTGTCACCCCAAAGATCATGTTATCACCACTGTAGTTGACTACATTGACTTCACCATGGGTCTTGTTGATGATGTTGATCTTGTTGGTTTTCACTTTAGCACGGATGGCTTCTTTGACGTCATTGATCTTGATCTCGTTAAACTTGTTCTTTTTCTTTAACTGATAGACCAGATTGACGATCTGTTTGGTTAAATCTTGATAAAGGTAATAAAGGATGGATAGCTCTTTGGGATAGAGATTGGATTCTTGGTTTAAGTTCTGGGCTTCCCAGTTCTCAAACTGATCAATGATCACAAAGAACAGTTGATACATATCACGGATATCCATGTTGATCTTCTTGAACTTCACCCGCATGACTTCATCGATGTATTGGTCTACGGATGACAAGTGATTTAGGATATCATCATTGAGTTTCTCAGGGTTTTGACCATAGCCGAATAGATAATACCCTAGGCGTACACGCCAGGTATATTGATCCTCAAAGTCCTCCATCGCGATCTCGTTGGGATAGAGATCTAAGATGTAGTACAGACCTGAGATAACAGCTTTCATGGTCGGGGTAAATTTATTCCGGGGTACAGCAAAACCGATTTTGGTTTTCTCGTAGTCACGGATACGGGTTCTCTTGGGAGAGATCCCTGCGGTTTTACAGATGACGTAGTCTTTCTCAGGATACTTATCCCGAGTAAGCTGATCATCGTAGTCGTAGATGACATCAGCATCAAAGTAATGTTTGAACATCCCTTTGACACCATACTTACAGAGAAGATAAAACACCATAGGCGTTTTAGCATCTCCATTGGTTTTGTACACTTCAGATACCACAACAGGCGGATATTCTAATCTGTTATCTGCCATGAAGTAGTAGTTGAGCTTCTCGAAATTAAGTCTTACCGACATCAACCGGATAAAGATCACAGGAGGTGTGATCGAGATAATCCTATCAGCAAGTACTGGGGTGACCGCATAAGTCGTCCCAAAGACTTTCAAAGTCCCTGCTTGTGAGATAAACGGTAATGACAAAGGTTTTTCGATGATCTCATTATCAAACTCGAATTTCAATTTGACCATATAGGTATCGGTACGCGCTAGGTTGTACTGGCGTGGACCGTTGTTCTTACCTTTGGTCGTTTCGATAAACTCATCAGCAGGACTCATGCGTTCAAAACCCAGGTATTTAAAACCCATGCCATGGTCAAGGTCTTTCAATACTGCACGAAAGATATCGTCTAAATAAGCTTCACCATACTGGATATGTTTGGTGATCAAGCCTTCAGCGATATCTGGATTGATCTTCGGGGTATCCGACTGGATAAAATCAATCAAATCTGGGTTCATTTAGGGTACTCCTTATGGGTTAAATAAGCCTAATACTATCTACGCTGTGGTAGGTTCTTTCTTCTTGAAGAGTTTACTCCAAGCACTTATCGCTGCAGTGACGACTACTGCTCCTGCAGTGACGATGCCAGCATAGCTCTTCACTGTCTCTTCTACTTTCTTAGCAACTTTAGCACACCAGTTCAAGAAAGAGTTCTCTTCCTTATGTTGCCGCTTTTGTTGCTCTCGTTTGTACTCCCGTTCTTCACGTTTATAAGTAAGTTCTTCATCATCAGCTTCTTTCTTAAGTCTGCTCTTGATATAATCTAGACGTTCTTTGCTGTGGATAGATCCCGCCATATAGACATCAAAAGAAAGACTGTGTTTCACGAGGAATGCTTCAATCTTATCCGGATGATCTTTCAAGGAGATACTATCTTCAGAGACCACGTTACGACCTAAGTCATGACGATATTCTTGCCTTAACACCGTGATCGTACCTTCTTTGTGTTCAGGCATAACTGGTGAAGGTTCTACTAGGGCGATCTTACCATCAAAACCTGTAGCACGGAAGAGTCTCGCATGATCTCCTCTAAATGGTACATAAACGACCCTATCTCCGCTGATCTTAGACTCAATGAAATCCATATCCCGATTTCTTTGTGGGTCAAACTTCGGATGGATCATGAAGAAATCTTCTCTTAAATTCAAAGATACCACGATATCAGCGTTATTGTCATACAAGGTCTCATGAAGCAAGATATCTTGTACCGGGATGAAATAACTCATTTCTTTATTGACGGTCTGCATCCATCGACTGACTTCATTTTTGAAGTAGTCGATGATGTCATGTCCTGTGATGTCCTCTATAGTTGATGGACCATTATTCGTGACATATCCGCACATGGACGTATAGATCGTGTTTCCGATCATCGTCCCACCACGCAAGAACTTCCTCGCAGCCGCATCTTTACCGACACGATTAACGATCTGTGTCTTCTTGGATGGAGTATAGTAGTCTGTGGGTAGAGGTTTGTAGTAGTGACTGAGATCACGACCGATCATGTACTTCTGATAAGTCTCTTCAGTAACCATATCTGTAGTGATCATGGTGTCGATGATATACAGACCTCTCTTTACTACGGATGAATTTGGATCTTGGGATAACTGATTATAACTACGACTGCTATTGGTCAAATGGTGATTCAAAGTTGAGATCACATTACCGTTTCTTGGGATAACAAACTTGACATTGTGGTCATTGACGATCACGATGTCTTGATCAGAGGTGTTGACATAGACCCGACAGAAAGTCAGATGTAGAGGAAGGTTCCAAAGATCTAAGAGAAGAGGATCGTATCCTATCTCAGAACGATAATCAGATTTCTCTATCATGTATTGCTCCTTTATTTAAATATAACTTATAACAGACGTGATGACTGCTACTTACATGGATATATTTAATACCTGAGCTTAATTAGAATGCAAAGATATTTAGAGACTACGCGACATTTCTTCAAGGTTACTGTAAGTAACCTCTCAGATTGACGCTATGCGTCATAAATCCCTGGTACACCGATATGGTGTACCAGGGTATATGACGTGTACTATACGTATCCTTAAGGATAGATAGATACCACCATAGCTTACGGAACGATCTTCTGCAGGATCGGAACCATCTTGGTAGCAGCGCCTTTGAGGTTGCTGACAGTGATGGATGCAAGGATCGGCAGGTGGACGACGTGGCGGAAGGACGGTTGTACTGTGAGCTCACGAGTGGTGGTCTGACCACGAGAGATCTGCATGTTGGTGGTCAGCTCAGGACGCCAGAACATGTTACCAAAGTGCAGCGGGTTGATCTGATCATTACCACCACCATTCTTACCGAAGGTGACATAGATCTTGTTACGCATCTCGATGTTCGGAGAAGATACCACTTTGACATCAAACTCATTGCCCAGAGTACGCAGATCGCCAGTGACCATCAAGTAAGCAGCGATGTACTGGTCAGTACCGATGATGATCAGCGGTTTACGACCGATCTCACCTTGGAGCACTGATGCAGCTGCCATGTAGTTAGACTCCATGTAAGCGCGATATGCCATCTCACGGATGGTGTTGACCAGTACTGCATTGACATCAGCCATACGGTTTGCTGATTCAAGGGTGTTCATCTCAGCTTGTACGTCAAGATCAACGTGTTTGAACCACGGATTGACATAGTAACGACCTACACCAAGAGCGACGTTGTTATAGAGCATCTCAGGCTCAAGGTTTTGGCTGTCGATCTGTGACAGGAAACCTTCAGCAGCTTTCAAGGTCTTGACAGCTGCTTGTGAGCAACGTACATAAGTGGTTTTCACCAGACGATCCAGCTTCACGCTATCTTCATCTTCATAGCTGTCCATCGCAGGACGGACTGCAGTGATCGGAGAGAGGATCGGCAGTGCGTAAGCCATACGCTCACGGTTCATATCGAGAAGCTGACCACGTTCACGACGGTTGGTGTTCACACGACGTGCGATAATGTCAACACCGATGACTTCTGCATCTACAAAGAGATCAGCGCTTGTTTTACCAGCACCAGCACTCTTGATATCCAGTTTGTTCTTAGAGGAGTCAAATACGGCTTCTACTTTAACCTTACCAGCCATGAAGTTCAGTTGACCAGTTTCCAGGTTCAGGTTAGAAGAGATGTTGAACTGCAGAGATACAGAATGACCAGCAGTCTGAGAAGCCAGACTGAGGGCAGTGCCATCAGCTTTAGTAGTAGTCGGGGTGACAGTCAGACGACGGGCTTGATAGTTCAGGTTCATCTGACGGTTGTTACCAGTGACAGCTGCAGTATAGGTAGACTCAGCCAGTGCTTCCAGACCACGGAAAGCGATGACTTCACCAGTCTTCAGTTTGATGAAGACGTTGCTGAGGTTGACGCTAGGATCGATCGCATCAGTCTGGTTCAGGGTGTCCATACCGATCAGGTGGTCGGCAGCACAGAGGCCCATGTAATCCAGATCACGACCAACAGCCAGAGGTGCAGTCTTGATGACGTGACCATCTTCAGTTTCTACGTTGTAAGGGGCAACATCAGAAGCTTGGACAAAGTTGGCCATGTTTTCCGGACTGGTATCACGATAGACCGGATACATGCGGGTAGTGTCGTTGTGCAGGATCTCCGGATAGACCATAGCGGCTACCAGAGACTTACGACCAAACTGGTATTGATAGCTGCCATCAAGCTGACGTTTCTGATCTTCCAGAACGTTCAGAAGGTCTACTTCAATGATAGCAGCAGCATCAGTCGGTGCCATGGTGATGGTCGGGAAGAAGGTCTCACCGAATTCATCTTGACGAGCTGCGTTCAAGTTGTAGGCAAATGAGAACAGCATAGCGTTACGGTTCTCAGTGGTGTCGAATGCTTCTTGGGCGATACGCGGTACAGAAGCTTCACCAGAGACCGCTGCGTTGACAGGGATCAAGCGATCATTTTCACCCAGTGCAGGGATTTGAGCTGCTTGTTGTTGCACGCGCTGACGGGAACCCGCAGCAGCCACAGCGGCAAGTGCTGCATCACGTTGGTTTTCGTTAAACTCAACGTTCTCAGATTTCTCAGTCTCATTAACGACTTCACTCAGCGTGGTCTCAAGATCCTGTACAGCACCATCTAGCTTTTCACGCTCGGTAGCATCCAAGGATTCTGCTGAGAATGCACGACTGATGACACCACTGTCCAGTGGGTTACCACGAGTGGCAAAAGCACGTTTTGCATTATCAAGCAAAGCCGCGTTATGAGAAGAAGGTTTTTGTTTGGAACCAAAAATAGCCATAATTAATTAAGTCCTTTATAGTTGATCAACATAATGGAAGAACCACGGAGACTGTGCTACACGGTCATGTGTGAAGTAAAGAGAATACGTCTCTATCACCGACCTAGTAATCTCCGTAGCCAATGCATGAAATTTCGTATATAAAAGGTTACTTTCCTCTTGGGAAAGGTTCTTCGTATCTGTAGTTACAGCATACGAATCTAGGATCACAAAGATCGATTTCGGATCATGAATCACCTGGTAAGAGAGATTTATGTCCGTCTCTTCGACCGGAAAAGCTTTGGCTATCGCAGGATAATGACTGAGCAAGGAGAGCTCAGTCAAGATCTTCTCATAGGCAAGCTTCAGGTCTTCGTGATCATGGAGATCCTCTTGCCACAAATGCAATAATGTCGCGGTACCTATGGCATTTGGGAGATAAGGACCTCTTTCATGAATATAACGTGGATTATCCTCAGTATTGAGGTTAAGTCCCAGTAAAGTTAATATCGCCTGGTCACCTAAAGATGTTAGTACTTTGTCAAAATGGTAGAGATCTTTTAACTCTAGTTTTGACCATTCTAACTGTTCATAGATGGCTTTGGTGACATAGATGACAGGTTGGAAAGGATGATCCTCTCCGCGTGCATAAGTCATCTTTTCCTCTCCTATTTATATCGTGTAAAAATATAAGCTATCATAAGCATGTGTATTTTATTATACATCATACATGACTATATTTACACGTAGATGATCGTAGTACTCTACCCTGTTTGCACAGGGATAGAGCGTATCTTATTAGTGGGTCAAGAGGTATGACCTCATAGTTTTTCTTAAAAAGAGTATCATCGATGAACACTAAACTGTTACTGACCAAATGTTTTACATTGCTTATCAGAGAGAACCAGATCGATAAGATCAATGTCTCTAATAAGGACTTTGTTTTAAATATACTTAAGAACATTGATATCCCAGAGACACAAGCATTCACATCAGAGCATCGTAAACTACAAGGGATACGAGATCTGATCATCCAGATGGCTCGCACAGGAGAAGATGCACACTTTGATGAGGTATCGATCATGACAGATCTAAAAGTGGTCTGTGAGGATGATGAGTCTTTATTTAATACCATCCAAGAAGCAGTAAGCTATCCTTACGAGAAAGATCAGCTTAATCACGTGGTGTTCTCATTAAGAAGAGATCTCACCAATGCCTTAAAGGAAGATGAGATCAAATCTATCTTATCAAAAGCATCAGCGACGATTAAATATAAGCAGCATGAGATAAAAGACATGCATAAGTTCGTCGGTGGTATCGTCTCTGAGCTTACGCCTTATTTTGAATCCATGTCAGAAGACATGCGTAAAGATCCTGCAGTAACAGCAGAAGTAGACTTCATCAGTGGAGATGGATTATTAGACGTGTTAAGAGAAGTCAGAGATGAAGCTAAAGGAGAGTCTATCATCAAGACACCTTGGCAAGGTTTGAACAAAATGACCCGTGGAGGACTCAGACGTGGTCAGACCACAGTAGTCGCTGCACTGCAACACCATGGGAAATCTTTAGTCTGTTTGTCTTTATGTCTAGGAGCCTGTATCTACAATAAAGCAGAAGAGACTCTTACTGATAAAGAGAAAAAAGCATTGATCCTTTATATCTCCTTAGAAAACGAGATGACTTTAACTACTGCTAACGTCATGATGCTCTTAAAAGGCAATCTTGATAATGAAGCCTTTGGTGATGAAGACTTTGCTAAACTACAGGTCAATAAAGGTGGTACAGAATACCTTGCTAGAAGACTCAATGAAAATGGGTATGTCTTTAAATCTATCCGCGTAAACCCATCAGAGTGGACTTATCTAGATCTCTTCAACAAGATCAACATGTACGAAGCAGAAGGATACGAGATCCATCTCTGCTGTGTAGACTATCTCTGTATGTTGCCTTTGACAGGATGTTCAGGTGGTAATGATGCAGATAGATATCAAGATCTATTCAACAGAACCCGCAACTTCTTTGCTAAGAAGAAGATTGCGTTCTTAACACCACACCAGCTCTCCAGTGAAGCTAATGATCTCCATCGCATGGGTAAGAAAGATCTTGCTATTATGGTGCGTGATGGTAACTACTATGCGAAAAGTAAAGGTATCGGTCGTGAAGTAGACTTGGAGTTATTCTTATATAAGGTCAATGAGTCTGGCACGACGTATATGTGTGTCGCACGGGGTAAACATCGGGTCTCTGGTCAGACACCTGAGGAGTATCTGGATTTTGTATTACCATTTGCTGATATCGGTGGCATCCGTTGGGACTATGGTCAAGAAGACACTACTTTGAAGAAAGTCGGACAGAAGCGCAATGCCTCTGGTACGATAGAAGAACCCTTCTGGGACTAATTAAAATAGACGTCATATACCCTATCCTCTACTAGGACTTTAAGTAGTCCTAGTAGAGGTCTATGCCGCGTAGCGGCTATCTGA